TAGTAATAGCCTTGTCAAACTTGGCTCTTAAAGGTTCTAGTATTTCATAACATAAATTTTCAAGATTTTTTATATCTCCTGATCCTGGCTCATTGTCTATACCTTTTCTAATTGCGGTCATAGACTTTGTAAATTCTTCTAATTTAAAATGTTTGGAAAGTTGCATTTTAGACTCCTATGGTTTTTCTGGAAATTCTACTGCTTCTACTTCTTCTGCTGTTGTAAGATTTTTTGTTATGTCTCTTAATTCTTGCCTATAAGTTGTCATTTCTTCTGACATTGTATTATCAGATAAACCTAAATAATCTGTTTCTGCTAAGAGTTTATTTCTCTTTAATCTTAAAATATTTAATGCTCTGTCAAATGCACCATCATTCCATTCTGTTTCTCTAGCTTCTTTTTCTTTAATTTCTTTAGAAGTTAAATCAACTTCAATACCTTGTGGATTATCTGAGTTTATAATTATTTTTTTCATATTTAATCTTTAATACCATATAAATAAAAGTTTGCTTGTTCAAATGTACCTGACGCAGGATATAATGTTAGTCCTGAAATAGCACCAGCTGAATTATAATAATATACACCTGAACCACTAATTATATATTGTCCATCGTTATAAATTACATTATGTCTTGAAGCCATAGTCGGTACACTTGATGATAACAATGGATTTGCTATGTCTAAGTAATAAGCTGATACATAAGCACCACCACTACTTGTACCCCAATTATCTAATCGCCAATAACTTGCACTCCAATCTCTACTTGCATCAGCACTTCCCCCACCACTTGCTCCATAAACACTTAAATGAGCATCAAAATAATTGCTTCCTGTAACATCGCTATTACTTTGTCTTATTCTTACTCTTATTTGTTGAACACCACTACAAACAACATCTGTTAAAATTATTTTGTAATTTGGATAAGTAGATGAAAACAAACCATCAAATGAAATAGATGATGTTGAAGAAGTAATATTTGTTTCTTGTAATTTTACAATCGTACCACCAGCATCAGCAAATTCTGTTTGACCTACTGCGGTTGAGCCACTTCCTGTTATACTTTTAATTTTTATAAATTTATCTGCCGCAATTTGATTATCAGGGAGTTTTATTGTGTATGATTGACCTGAACTATGAGGTGGACTTTGAAGTGTAACTCCATGTGAGTTAACATGGCAATTCAATTTTATTTTACCCTCAACAGAACTACCATCTCCTTTAGCTTCAAAACTTGGTGCTGATGAAGTTGATATTGCATTTATTTTATCTCTTGTTACTGCATCGTTTTGTATCTTTGCTTCTATTACTGAATCTGTTGCTAGTTTTCCAGCAGTAACAGATGTATTTTGTAATTTTGCAGTTGAAATTGTGTCATCACTTACACTTCCTACGTCTAGTACATTTCCATATACCATTATGAAATTTATAACATCTCCTGTACTTAAAGCTGATGCAAATGTAATTGTAGAGCCTGAAACCGAGAAAGAAGTTATTGGTGCTTGAATTACACCATTCAAAGATACAAGCATGTGATTTGCAGACTCAGGTGTAAAATTAACAGATCCACTTTGCATAGTGTATGATGCTTGACCATTGACTACACTTATTGCATCTAGTTTTACAAAGTTTCCTGTTGCTGGTATTTTTCCAATGTATGACATTATTCTATTTCATCCCAAGTTTGATTTGTTTCGTTCCAATGATAATTTTTACCATCATCAGGATATTTAATAGGTGCTTCCCATAAACAAGTATCTTCATTTAATATCCAAGAATTATAATTTTTTGGTGGAATAAACGCATCTTTATTTTCATCATAAGTATAACCAATTCCAGCATAATTTTTTCTAAAAGGTGTACCACCTAATTTGTGTTCTCCACCAAAAGTATTATAAGATGTTTGTTTCCATACATCATTAGTACCATAAAGATTATTTAAAAAATCTATTCCAGCTTGTTCAGTTGTTGCAATATCATTATGTACTACCTCAACTCTTTCAACTATATTTCCAACTAATTTACAAAAATGTGCCATTATGTTAAAATACTCCCTGATCCTGTGAATGTTATAACTTTAAAACTACCATCATCTGCTACATTTGGCGACCCTGTTGTAGTTCCTGTGTAATCTGCGGTTGGAATTCTTAGAATTACAATTCCACTTCCTCCTGCGCCTCCTGTGGCTGAACTATTCCCTGTAGCACCTCCTCCACCACTTCCTGTATTTGTTGAACCAGCAGTTGCTTCGGTTACACTTCCTCCACCATGAGCCGAATCTCCTCCATTTCCTCCACCGCCAGAACCACCTGTTCCTGGAGTTTTGTTTCCGCTATAATCTATAACACCTCCACCACCACCACCAGCCCTTGTTACTGAACTTCCTGTGATTGTTGATGCTACTCCTGTGCCTCCATCACCGCCTAGTGTTGAAGATGCATTTCCGCCTACTGCTCCAGCACCACCACCACCACCAGATGTTCGAGTTGAAGAAGCAGTTGAATCTCCACCTTTATATCCTTGACCTGTTGTACCTGCTGAACCTGATGTTGCTCCACCTGTGTTACCAAAACAACCTCCACCTGAGCCTCCGACATTTCCATCTTGGTTAGCATCGTTTCCACCACTACCACCACCAACAGAGGTAAGTGTTGTAATTCCTATTCCAGATATTGATGAGTCTGAACCATTAGAACCATTATCACTTGATCCTGTTGAGCCTGATCCACCGCCACCTATTGTAATTGTGTATGTTTTACCTTTTAATAAAGATAAAAAAGATTCTGCACTTGCTCCACCACCAGAGGCTTCTGAATTATAAGATGCTCTATATCCACCAGCACCTCCTCCTCCGCCTCCTTGTGCGTAACCACCTGAGCCACCGCCTCCGCCTCCAGCAATAGCCAGAAAAGGAATAAGCAAAACATCTTCCAAACTGACATCATCATCAGAAAGTGGAATCCACCCTTTTGTTGCATCAATATAGACACATCTAATAGTTTGTCCATCTGTATTATACTCAGGATTTGTAGTTCCACCTTGAAATTTAAGTCCATTTAAACTTATTGTCAGTTTATTATTTTCAAATGTTCTATTATAATCAGTTAATATAATTTCATCACCAACACTTGCTGAACTTGGAAAAGTACAAGTTATTGCACCACCTGATGTATTAACAGGATAACCTTTACCAGCTACAGCACTGAAGTTTGTAGTTTGAACTGACTGCCAATCTGTACCACCAAGTCCAGTTGGAAGTGATGTAACTGCTGTTAATGAGTTATTATTTAATTTAATTATAGCCATATTAATATTGTAATGATACTCCTCTAATTCTTGCTTCTTTGCTCCCTGATGACTGATTAGCAAATTCTATTTTGTATTTAAGTTGAGTTCCAGCAGTTACACTCAAATCATTTACTTTTGCCATTTTAATTCCTGTTGCAAAGTCAGGTAAAGCTGTAAGTGTAGCTGTTGAATAATTACTACCATTGTCAGCAGAAAGTTTTAAAATAATATCTGTGTTTAATGTGTTAGTTCCTGCATTGTCTTGATAAGTAATTACTGCACCCATAGATGAAGTTGATGCTCCAGCTGTAATTGTTGCACCCTCAAATGAACCAGTTGCACTTGTAGTTAAAGATGTATAGTTCCAAACATTAGCTGAAGTGAAAGAAGTACCATCAGGATAAATTGCTCTATTTGATATTCTTAATAAATCTAAATACCCCTCAAAATTTCTATTACCATCGGATCTGTGATAACCATATCTAAAATAGTTATCTGAAAAATTACTTGTTCTTGCCGTACCACTATCAACTTGTGTTCCATTTTTGTAAAGACGAGCAGTTGTACCTTGTTTGACATAAGCAATATGATGCCATTGATTTTTTGTAAGTTGTCCTAAATTTCCATGACCACCACTATAAGCATTATAAACTTTTAAATCTTCTGCTCCGTCATATTCAAATTGTAAAGTTTGACCTATATCCATTAAACTATCACTATTTAAATCATAACTGACTGTGTTTAAAGGATAAACCCAAGTTTCTATTGTGTAATTAGTTTGCGAAGGTAAATTTTGAAAAGCAGTTGAGCTTGGTGTACTTGCACTTGCATTATATACTGCGTCGCTTGACCCCCCTGTTGTTCTTATAGAAACACTTGCACCAGTTAAATATTGATTTGAACTATAAGCCATAGAGCCGTCAACCTGAATTGTTGTTTGTCCTACTCCACTTGTTGATATATCTTGAATATTTGTTTCGCCGTTTGAGTGTCCAAAACTATCTAATACGACAACGTCATCTGCTGTTGTAGATGGCGAAGCATAACCGCTTGTCACACTTGATATAAATTCATTACTATCTCTTGCAGTATTAGTTAAATTTTGAATACCAGTAGAATCTTGAAAAACATCGAAAGATGCAGAGTTGGTGTTAGACGCATTAAGATTTTCTTGCGTGTGTACTCTCAATCCAAGAGTAGATAAATCATTGACAATTTTATTATCATCAAATTGAGTTACATTTAAACGATCATTGGAAATTGTACCTGATGTAATTTTTGATGCTGGTAAATCAGGAACATCATTTGCAGTTATCGGTGCTGGTGCTACTGCTCGACCTATAAATCCCATAATAAATCCTATGTTATTTCTAAAATACTTAATGTTGCGTCTATCTTTGCTGAAACTGAACAATCAATTTTTAATATATCAGTTGCTTGAACAACTACTTTTCCACCTGATAAAAGCTCTAATGAACTTCCAGCTGGTATTGATACATCTTTTACTAAAAACACGTCTTGGTTTGTTTCTGTGTCAGATGTATCTGATTCTAATTTTACTGAAGCAGTTACTGATGTTGAGTGAACATTACAAAGTACTAGCCCAATAACAACCGTCGTCGTTCCACTTTTGCCTGTATATAATGTTAAAGGTGTCCCAGCTGATGTGGGCATTGCATCATTAGTTTTTACTTTAAACGTGTTTGCCATTTACTCTCCTTATCCTAAAGCAATCGCTAATGGCAAAGCATTAGGATCTGTTTCTGATATTGTTCCTGTTACTGACATATTACTTGATATTGCATTTGAAGATATATCTACTTCAAATAATTCAACATTATCAGTTCCATCGTTAATTTTAACTTTTAATTTGCCTGATGTACCATTATCAACCCAAATAGTTCCTGTTGCCACAGATCCTGGAGCTGACGATCCAACGTGCATAGTATTTAATGCACCTAATATATTATTAAGTTCTGTTCTAAAACTAGCAAATCCTTGATTGGCTAAATTTACATCTGTTACTTGGCTCATAAATTCCTTTTATGTTATTTTAATTATGATTTCAAGCCATGTCCTACTGCTTGAAAATCAAAAGTTCTGCTTATTCCTGTATTACTACTATTAAAGAACTGAATTGTAAATCCTGTTTTTGACTTATTTGATAAAACAAAAAAATCACCAACTGCCATACCTTGACCAGAAACACCTATTGATGGAGTTGCAAAAAACCCATTTGTAAAGGTTATATCAGTTCCTGATGCTGATGACACAATATCCTCACCTGACTCAGTTCTTTTTTCAAAGTTTACACTAAATTCTAAAGCATGAACCTTTGATCTTACTTTTTTATTATCACAAGTTAATTTACATTTAAATTTAAAAAAACGTCCTTTGATTGTACTTTGTTGAGCAATTTTTTGAAAAGTTGTGATATTTGCAAGACTAGTATTATCTGCACCAACAAGTATCTCAGCTCCACATTGAACTTCAGGCGATCCATCATAAGGCCCTTTAGCTGAGTCATGCAATGTTGCTCCTCTGCCTGAGTCGTGTAGATCGTATTCATCCTCTGAGGTCATTCCTATAATTGCACCTAAACTTACATCGTAAACTGCGTCTAAACTAAGAGTATTTGAAAATGTATAAAAACCTTGCGATTGAATATTACCATCAAAGTTAGTTGGATTAGAAGTTGAGTCTGTTCCGCCAAGATCAAATAATCCTTCAGGACTATCTATATTGCCAACCCCATCATCAAAGTTTGTAATAGTATCTAATATTAAAACTAACCTATTTTGGTTGTCTATACTTAAAGCAACATTTGAATCTCTATCACCTAAAAAATTTGCCATAACTACTCACTAAATGTTTGTGTTTTCACGTAATTTTGTAAACCTGATATATTAGTTGATACAATAGATGCCTCTGCACTACTATTACCAAGTTTATCAACTGCTTTAATACAAAAACTCCCAACTATTGCATTAACAACTAAAGAGTTTGATTTTCTTCTAACTACTTTTGCAAGAGGAGTGCTACTATTCCAGGTTGCTCCACTTGTTACATTTTGAAATCTTATCTCATACCAAGATATATCAAGATCCTCTACAGGAGTCCAAGAAAGCTCCATTTGATTAGAACCTACTAATGAAACAGATAAATCTGTGACATCAGCTGGTATTTCTGTTGCACCTACTATTTTTCTATTTTCAGTTATATAACTGCTTGAAACTCCTAATGAATTAATTGCTTTAACTCTTACATTATAAGTTGCATCATCAACTACATTTATAAATTCATGATTTAACTGAGTTCCACTTGATATAATTTTAAAATCTGATTCTGTACTTTTTTTAGCTTCAACTTGATAATATTGAACAAATTGATCTGTACTAGCTCCAATTAAAATATTAAGTCTAGTAAGTACAACTCCATCAGCATATTCAATTAGCTCGTCAGATAGAGTTATTGATGCTGGAGGTTGAATAGAAAAAGGATCAGGTAAGTTAGTTGATGGAGTACTAGCCACTTGGCCTTTTGTTGCAAAGGTGTAAAAGCTATCTTGGTGTTCTACTAAAGTTAAACTGATGGTATAGTCCTCGTTAAATACCATTGATAGAACTCTAAATGCTTTGTTAGAAAAACCAAGACTAGATAAAGTTATATTTACTATATCACCAATATGAAGTTCGTATGCTTTAAAACCACAAGTTATATTTAGGCCTAAAGATTCTCTGCTACGTCTAAGAATAATCTCAGCCATCTCTTCTGCCTGATATGGACTTGTGATTGTCTTAAAGTCAAATTTTCCTTCTAGTAAAAAATTTCCATCTGCCGCTTTCATCGTTGCGTGTCTGTCAGCCGATGGCAAACTAGAGTCATCGGTTGGAGGAAAGGTTATCTGATCTGCTTGAAAGTTTCTATCAGGATTAATAAATGTTGCTATTACTCTGTTATATTTAGAATTTTTAGTTGGCGATGCTAATGAATATCCACCTATAATATCATCCTCACCAAGCGATACTGATGCAGTTCCTGTTGTTTCTATAACCAATCTATATT